TAACGCAATGGGTCTATTAACATTGCAAAACTTTTACCACCACCTGCTGCTCCACCGTATAATACGTCTTTCTCTCCAGCAGCAAGGAAATCTGTTTGAGGTCCATCATTAGGCATAAATGCCACATAAGAACCTGTTTCATCTAAATGTTGTTGTATCTGGTCAGGTAACTCTTTGGTATCTGACTCTGTTAAAACATTAGATGTTAAAACTTTTTCTTCTTGTTGTACTTCCTTCTGAACTCTAGCTAAACTTCTTGTTAACTTTTTAACCTTTTTACTTTTCTTGGTTAATTTATTTTTAGCCTGTAAAGCTAATTTTATATCTGACAGTTCAGAATTTTTAGGTCTTCCCGGTTTTAAACGTGGACTACCATCTTTCTTTAGTATATAGCTTCCATCAGGGTTTGTCAAGTATTTTTTTGATTTATTTTTATCTTCGGTCATAAATCTTATCTACATGTTTCTTTAATCCGGGTCTTGACATCTTACGACCAGTCTCTGCTTCTAGCCAGTCTACGCCTATTCCAAGACTAATTTCACCATGAAATACAGCTTCTGATACTTCTTGTAGTATACGAAGTTCTTCTTCAATAGGTTTTAAAAAAGTACTAGACTCATCATCTAGTTCATATCCAAAAGGAATTGTAGAAGAAGTTCTTCTTATATATTTGTCTGAGTCATTCATATTACTTTTTTGCTGATTTAGCCTTAGTAGTCGTTGTACTCTTCTTTGTCTTTGTCTTTGTTGGTTTTTTAGTTTTTGTTTCACTAGGCATCATTTGTTTTACAATTTTATTAAGTCTACTTGATTTCATAAAATTATGTAAAAGCTGGACCTTCTGAAAAAACCATTGTTTACAACTCAGCATTTTTTCAGAAAGCCTCTTACGCATACTCAGCCTTACAGCTTTGTTATTTCTTTTTGTTACCATTTGTTTTCTCCGATTTTTTACCAAAAATCACTTCCCAGTTATCTTTGTATTGTTGTGAGTAAACTCCGGGTCTAGGTCTTGCACCTTTACCTCCATCACTCTTTCCGTAAATACTTTTTCTAAAAGTTACTTGGTCACCACTATCGTTTCCTATTTGTTTTCCCATATTACTCAGGTCCTTTGTTATGGTTTCTATGTGCTAGTTTTTGTTCCCAGTCTTTGATAGCTTGTTTAATACTATCTTCTGCTAACACACTACAATGTAGTTTGATTGGTGGTAACTCTAAAGCCTCGGCAATATCTTTATCTTTGATAAGTTTTGCTTCAGCTATTGTTTTACCTTTTAACATATCTACAAACATAGTTGAGGATGCAATAGCACTTCCACAACCATATGTTTTAAACTTAACATCTTCTATAACGTCTTTGTTTAATTTAATTTGCAGCTTCATAACATCTCCACATGCAGGTGCTCCTGTCATGCCTGTAGCAACATTAGGGTCTTTAGGGTCAAACCTTCCAACAGCATGAGCTTCTGGATTGTTTAAAACACTTTCAAACCTATCTATTACTTTTTGAGAGTATGCCATCTACCACTTAACTTTGTCAGCCCAATAAGCTGCTGACATTTTTCCTTTTGCTATATTCTTTCCGTGCCTAGCCTTAAAAGATTTACGCTTTGCTTTCATACGAGCAGACTCACCTGCTTTAGGTTTACCTGCAGTACTAGCTCCTTTTTGTCCAAATCTAATAGTTTTAATTTTGCTTCCTTCTTTAGCTACTACTATATGTGATTTAGTTTTGTGACTTGGAGTACGTTTAGGTTTGTTAAACCCTGACACTCCTGCTCGTTTAAGTCTAGAATCTTTTTCTTTTGCCATTATCTTTTTTTACCTTTGTGTAAGCCATGCTTTGCATGTTGTTTACCTTTTGCAGTTGCTGCACGTTTCTTTTTATTAGCTGCTGCTAGTTTCTTACGACCTGCTGCAGTAGACTTTAACTTCTTAATAGTTTTAGAAGGTGCATANACTTCTCCAGTTTCTGAAGACTTCTTACCACTAGGAGTTCTCCATTTTTCTTTAGACCACTTCTTTAAAGACTTCTGAGACTTTTTAAGTGCCATTACTTATAGCCTCCACCTGCAGCCTTATAAGCTTTAGCTAACATCTGAGCTTTACGAGCAGACCATTGACCTGCTTTACCACCTTTAGTACCGGCTTTTATTCTATTAAAGATACGCTTACGCATAGTCGGCTTGGTATAGTTACCTGCTTTATTTACTGTTGATTTCTTTTTTGCTGCCATAATTAATGTAAAATCTCCCCTGTAGATGAAGTCTGATAGTCACAACTACCTGACTTTTGTACTACAATAGTTTCTAGTTCTCCTACTAAAGTTAATCCGTTTGCTTCTGCTACTTTATCAGCTACTTCCATATTCTCTGCAACTATGTTAGGTCCGGCAAAAACCTTACCATAATAGTCTACTTCAGTCAGAAATATCTTCATACTCAGCACTTTCAATGTCAATGGGGGTTTTATCAGGCATAAGGAATATACCTCCACCCCCATTTATATTATGATTTACATCTACTCTTTCTACTCTACCCACACCAACTCTATCTAAAAGAGTCTGTGCTGCTGCTAATTTGTTATTAGCTTGTACAATAGGTTTCTTCGATTCCATAATTTCTACCAGTTTAAAGGCAGCTTTAGGTGCAGAGTTAGCAAGAACTTCTTGTGTAAGTTCTAGTATCTCAGACTTCAAGCCTTTAACTACATGATGGTAGTGACTTGAATACCCTGCAAGTTTTGCAGCTTCTTTAGCATCTCCTTGTGTTTCTACAAGGTGCTCAAGGAAAGACATTTGCTTATCAGTAAGCTGTCTTTTGGTATTTGTGTTATCTATGCTTGGAAGTATAGCCATGAATCTAGTATACATTCGTATTTTAAGATTGTCAAGTAAAATTTAAGACTTGACAAAATTGAAATCTATATGTATAATAACATTAGTGACCCCCCGGGTCCAACCAGTATATTCATACTACTATTCCACTCGGAAAACCTCCAAAAGAAAACCTCTATATAGACTATAAGATTTATAAATTTTAAAGTCGGGGCGTTAACTAGTTCTGGTTAATGGTCTATCTTCAATATTTTGTGTAACCACCCTATAGATATATAGGTGGGGTGGGGTGGTCTCCTGCCTCCCCCTCAGCTAGAACCAACAAAAAACTCAACACCACTTAGTCTCCCTAACTTAACAGCTTCTAGAGTCTTACAAGCTAGTCGTTGCTTCCTATGGTCAATGACTTGATAGACTTTGTAGTCTTCTTATGTGCAGAAGCTGTCAAGCTTACCAAGTCCTGTAAGCCTTACTCTTACAGCTTCCTAGAGCCATCTCTAGCAAATGAAAGACTTTACATTGTAAGCTGTAGAACCTGCTTGTCACTGAAGCTTACAAAGTGTTTGAGTTTTTCTCCTATGTGATTGGTAATGCCAATGGGCGTTTGTAGGCTATCAGATGCGACCACCTAATCCTATAGCTTACATCACTTCAAAAGCTAGGCAACTATGTACGAAACTGTGGATAACTGTCTCATTTCGTAGTCTATTAGCTTGTTTCATAGTCTCCTTTTTTCTAGTTTACAAAAACATGTAGATTTTAAAGTTCAAATGTTTTAAACTTTTTATTCTAAAAACTTTAAAAACTTTTCATGCTTCGCAGAAAACTCAGGCATTTGACCATATAAAATACTCCATGTTAATGTGTGTTTTTAAAAGGAGACTTATATGAAACAAGAAATACTAATAGACTTCTCAAACTCTGAGACAGTTATATTTCCCACAGTTTCTTTAGCACATAGTTACCTCTTAGCTTTGTTAAGAAGTGATGTCCGTGCTATAGGATATAGATGTAATAATGCATCTGACTTTGAACGCCTACAAGACTACATTGAAGGCATTAACCAATCCATAAAATCATAGGAGAAAAACATGGAAAACACATTTGATATAAACAGCTTCAGTAAAGAGAGACAAGCAGAACCTGCCTCTTATCCACAATGTAAAGCTTTAGGCTTTCATTTTGCTAAGAAGAGTGATGGCTCAATGGACTGGAAGCTGTCCAAAAGAGTAACTGGCTTACTTTATGGACTTTCAAAAGATGGTAAGCTTGACCTTAAAAAGGCTTCTGCACTATTTGAGAAGAAGACTTTACCAAAGGCTTTTAAAGATGCCATTGACCAGTATGTAAGTCGTAACGACTAGTCATACTTTAAAGACTCCCTAGCTTAAAGAAGTTAGGGAGTTTTTTTATGCCTTGAGTTTTTTAAGCCAATAACGCTGAGCTAATGAATACTGCTTTTTATATTGGGAGGCACAGGAGACCTATTAACTTAATTAACTTAATTAAATTTAATTAAAGAAAAGGCTCTTAAATGTTTAGAAATGGGCACGGATATTGAGGGCAGTTCTTAAATAATCTTAATATAATTTTAACATAACTATCAAGAAATTACAATATATATTTAACCTCTTAAACAGCTTGACAACAATCCGGCAAAACGATAGAATGGTCGGGCAAGGGCAATGATGCTTTTGTAAATATTGGAGATACCTATTATGAATAGTAATATACACAGAGTTAAAAAGATTGAGATAAATACAGATACTGAAAATGTATGGACAACAATCAAAGTTATTTCAGGAAAAAACAACGAGAGTTTTGAACTAACATTGTTTGCTGATGGTGATGATTTAGGAAATTTAGCTCTTAACAACACCTATACTGGTCTTAAAAATGACTAAATTTACTAGCTTTGATAAAGCTCAACAGTATATCAATGAGTTAGGCTATACTTTTAAAGCTAGAGATAACTTTAGAGAAGACAAATCTTATATATACCAGAACAGGAAATCAAAACAACACATGTTTTTAAAATCAAACTATGACTTTTTGAGTGCTGGTTCTATGGAAATGGGTGTGGTCTGGACAGTTCAAAGATTTTAATGTTAAGATAATAATGTTTAAACTCTTAAATGGCTTGACATTGACCGAGCAACCTGTCATACTTTTCAGGCATTGGTCAGCACCAGTTTAATTTTAACGGAGAAATAATATGGAAAAAGACTTTAACCTTGCAGATTTTATAAAAGATGTAGAGGTTCAGGAAGAAGTAGTTGAAGCTGAAAAAGATATAGCAGATACTATAAATCCACTAGATTTAGACGAGTAATTGTCTGATAAGTTTTGGTAGTTTCTTTCAAAAACTATCATTTTATTAACTATAATATGGAGAAAAAGTGTTATGAATAAATATACATACACAGTAAGAGGCAGTAAAACTACCACAGCTATTGCAGAAGCACCTAGAAGTGTTCAAGCAGTATGGAATGAGGCAAGTGTACTTGGTATTAACATCATTCGTGTTAGAAAAGAGAAAGAACGCTATGAAACTACAAAGGGTAGAACCTTTTTTGGTTATCATGCCGGTCTTGTGTCTCTTTATCAACAGCTTTCTAACCCAATTCAAGAGCTTTGGTTCAAGAAAAAGGTCAAGTTAGGTGGAGAAAACAAGGGAATGCAAGTATTAGAGATAGCTGATAACACAGATGTACAAGATACTCTGAAAGTTATTAGTGACTTTGAATACTACACAACCAATGGTTTCTTTACGAGACTATTTATGTCAATCAGACGACTGTTTGCATAAACAAATAGTGCTGGGTATCACTCAAAAGTGCCCATTTATATTAACAGCTATACATACAGGAGATTATTATGGCACAACAGATGAGAAAATTTGAACAAGAAGCAATAGCTTCAGAAATAATTAGTAATATTA